AAATTCCTGTTTGTAATGAGATAGGTTCGGATACAGATAAATTTTTAATGGTAAGCGGTACTGACAATCTTATTGAATATGTAACAGGAGATAATTTATTATCTTATATAGGTGGCGCACCATCTTCAGGCGGAGCTTATTTACCGCTTTCAGCTGGATCAGGAAGTCCTTTGACTGGTGATTTATATTTAGCAAAATCAAGTAATCAAGGCCAATTATTCTTTGGAACTGCTAACGCTAATTATGAAATATTTGGTGGAGGAACTTTTGGTTATGTGGGCTACAATACGGATGGTTACCATAGATTTTTATCAGGTGGTACAGAAACAATGCGTATCACCTCAGGCGGCAGCGTTGGGATAGGGAATAATGATGCTACCTTAGGTAAATTACAAGTCGGATCAGCTACAGGAAACGTAGGTTTTAATGCAGGTAGTAGCTCTTCTCCAGAAAGAGGTAACCTTTATTTTGATACAGATGGTACAGGTTGGAAATTTAATATTGGTAAATCGCAAAGTGGAACTTTTAGTTCATTAATGACATTTCAAGACAACGGTAACATTGGGATTGGGACGGAAAGTCCTGCTTTACAATCAGGTGGAACAGGTCTTCATATAAACGCTACAACATCTTCTGAATTAAAATTTACAAATAATACAACAGGAAGTACTGCGTCTGACGGAACAGCTTTAGTTTCAAGTGGAAATAACTTTAGTGTAAATAACAGAGAAGCAGGCAACATAACTTTAGGAACAAGTAATTCCACAAGATTAACAATAGCAGCTGGTGGTGCTGCAACTTTTGCAGGAGATTTAACAGTTAGTGACGAACTTACTGTTTCAACTATTTCAAACGCAACCGCAGACCCTGATAAGTTTTTATGTGCTAATGGAAATGGTAAAGTTGGTTACAGAACTGGCGCACAGGTATTAAGTGATATTGGAGCTGGTACAGTTTCAGGTAATGGCGTAAGTGGCAGGGTGGCTTTTTGGAGCGGTTCATCTATAATAACTTCTGATGCTGATTTAACCTTTGATGGCTCAATCTTAACAGTTTCAAGTGCTTTAGAAGCAGGAAATTCTTTAATTAATACTAAAAACTTAAATACAGGTGGAACGGGTGATGAACAATTTTATGTTGCTCATAGTGGTTCGGGTGTTGTTTTAGGAAATGCAAGGGGTAGTTTAACTTTAGGCACAGGCTCAAATGGAACAGCAGTATCTATAGACAGTTCTGGAAACACAACTTTAAAAGGGGATGTAGAAATTGGTGTTGCAGATGGTGGAGAAAGAAAACTTAGAATACATGGAGGAGCTACTGGTACACCTGAAGGTGGTCAAATAGAATTACATACCGCAGCGGATTACGATACTACTTACGCTTTTTATAGAATAGATGCTTATCAAGATGACTTCAGAATAGGTAGAGAAGGTCTTACTGATATTATATTAGATAGCTCTGGAAAGACAACTTTTTCTGGAACTATAAGTTCTACGCAAGGTAAATATGAATCTAATGCTGAAGTAGTTATGAGTAATTCTTCATCATCATCTACATTAAATATAGGTGATGCTGAAGAAACAGACGGTATATCTTTAATTCGGTTAAAGACAGCAGGATCTACACAGATAACAGTAGATGACGGTTCGGTAGACTTAAACACTAATGTTGATTTTAGTGTGCAGGGTGGAGATATAAAATTATTAGGAGACGCTAATATTAATTTAGACGTATCTCTTTCTACAGGTAATACTTCAGGAATTATTTTACCTATTGGTTCAGGTAGTGTTGTGGGAGGAAAATTTTATTATTTTGCAGGGTTATCTTGGAGTCAAACAGATGCTGATAATGAAAGTAGCAGTAAAGGATTGATAGCATACGCAAAAAGTTCAGGAACTCCGTCTACAAACAGAATGTTGGTAAGCGGAATAATATATAAAGCAAGTCATGGATTTGTTATAGGAACTCCTTTATATTTATCAACTAATCCAGGAGATTTACAAGCAACTGCTCCTTCAGGCCCAAATGACGTTGCAAGAGTTGTAGGTTACGCATTAGATGCTAATCATATATTCTTTAGACCAGACAATACTTGGGTTAAAATTTCATAATATGCCAACAGTAAACGCAGGAAAATACGGATTTATGGATAACTCATCCAGTGTAAGTTTTTCTGACCTTAGAAATCAATCTGCTTCAACTTTTAATCCTGAAAATCAACCAACATATTCAAGCAGACAAGCTGTACGAAGAGGATATGTTTCAGGTGCAAAAGGTAGCGAGTGGACATTAAGAAGAAGTTGGTGGGCATTTGACGTAACACAATATGCTTCTGATACCATTACAAATTTAAAGCTTTTTTATGACCCTACAGTAACTACTACAACTAATTTTCCAATTACAATAGTTAAGTCAACAGCTCAAGGAAATGCAAATTCTAATTTAACAACATCAGATTGGAATAATTTAGATTTTAATACTGTATATGGCGGAAGCGTATTGGGGAGTACAGCTGTATATTGGAATGACAGTAATTCATTAAGTTCTTTTGATTTAAATTCAACTGCTGTTTCAGCCTTTACCACAAACTACCTTAAGGTTTGTATTGTGTGGTATTCAGATTATCTTAATCTTGCTCCTTCCGCAACAGGATTTGAAAATGCTTACCAAAATTTTCAAACTATTCCTTACTTAAGTTTTACCGCAACATCGCCAGGATATGGAAATGCTGTCACAGGTGTAATTAATTCAAACATATCAAGAGTACAAGCAATTCCAAAAACAAATATAAGCACAATAACAGGAGTGTAAATATTAAAAAATTTTACTTATCTTTGTGTTTAATAATAAAAATTAAATAAAATGCAATTAAGTGAAGAACAATTAAAAAACGTACAAGAGTTACAAAATCAATTCTCAGGAACTAAGTTACAATTAGCTGATTTAGTTTACAAACAATCTCTATTGATAAAAAAACTTGACGAATTAAAAGATCAATTTACAACATTAGAACAATCTTTAATTGAAGAGTTTGGTCAAGATTCTGTAATAGATTTAAAAACAGGAATAGTAAAAACTAAGGAAGAAGTTGAAAAAGAAGATGCAGAAAAAGCAGCAAATCAAGAAGCAATAAAAGAAATTAAAAAAGTGTAATGTCAAAAATAAGCAACAAAACAGCATACCCTGCAATAGCTCCAGTATTAGATGATTATTTCGTATTAACTGATTCGGACAGTAATTTAGCAACAAAAACTTGTACTCTTACATCTTTAAAAAATTTATTTCAAGTAGAGTATAATGAGGTATCGGTAGCTGTTTCTGCGGCTCAATTAAAAGCATTAAACGCAACTCCTATAACTTTAATTCCTGCTCCTGCAGCGGGTAGTGTTATAGAAATATTTAGCATATTTGCTTTTATGGATGTTGGGGCGGTAGCATTTGATTTTTCAAATACAATTACCGTAAAACAAGGAGCTGCCACTTGGGGTACTTTAGGTACAACATTTATGAATTCTATTGCTGATAAAGCGCAACATATATCAGCTGATGATGTAAGTTGTGAAATTGCTACAGGAGTTACACTAACAAACGCATCATCTGACGCTACCGTAGGAAGCGGTATTTTAAAATTTAACATAAGATATAGAGTAGTCGTTTTATCATCGTTATAATTAAATGGACATAAGAAAAATTTCAATAGGAGCAGATTATAAATCTGGAGCTATGCATTATATTGCAGGGCAAGAAGTTTTAGGCGGAAAATACAGTATTCATTTAATTCAACTTGACCACATTGATCAGTCTTATAAAATTTGGATAAAATCTTATAACAAAGATGAAGTTATATTATGGAAAGAGTTTAAATTGACATTGCCAATATCTTTAGAATTTAATATAAATTTTTAATGCAATCACCGTTCTCGTTCATCGTTAAGCCACTTAACGACAGACGGTATGATAATATAAAAACCTATGGGAACATAGATTTTATAACAAGTACCTCTGAAGAAGATTTTACATCTTCTAATCGCTACGCAACAGTAGTATCGTTACCTTTAAATTATTCTGGAGAAATTATTGTTGGAGACACTTTATTAGTTCACCATAATGTTTTTAAATTTTACAATGACATGTATGGTAGAAGAAAAAGCGGAAAAAGTTATTTCAAAGAAGATTTGTTTTTTGTAGACCCTGATCAGTTTTTTTTATACAAACATAATAATAAATGGAAAGCATTTAATAATTATTGTTTTATAAAACCTGCTCCTGTAAAAAAATATATGTTAGAAAAATTTACAAAAGAAGAAGCTTTATTTGGTACTATTAAGTATATTAATAATGAATTGTTATCTTTAGGTTTAAATGTAGGTGATGAAGTTAGCTATCAACCTCATTCAGAATACGAATTTAATATAGATGGTGAAAAATTATATAGAATGTATACAAGAAATATAACTTTATTAGTTTAACATGAATATAAAAGAAATAAAACAAAAAATAATAAAAGCAGGAGAAATAGCTGTAATTCAATTAATTAAAGTTGCAAAAGAAGATATTATTAAATATGATAAAGAAGACGAGTTAGCTGCAGACAAATTAAAAAATGCAGCGGCTACAAAAAAATTAGCAATTTTTGATGCTTTTGAAATTTTAAAAAGAATTCAAGAAGAAGAAAATATTATAGAAGGAATTGATGTAAAAACTAATAATACTCCAAAAGGATTTGCTGAGTCAAGATCAAAATAAAATATACACTATAAATAACAAATTAGTTTCTAATACTGTTAGAGCTACAAAAAACCGTACACATTCTTGGAAGTACGGATACAATGAAAAATATAATATTATTGTTATTTCCAGAGACGGAACTATAGGAGACATATACCACATAAGTGGTTTAAATGTAGCTTTACCGTTAACACCAAAAATAAAATCCGATTTAAAAAAAGAAAATCAAACTTGGAAAGTAAAACCTTTACCTAAAGAATTAAAAAGAATTCAAAGCATATTTCAATGGCATGAAACTTCAGAAACATTTAAAACAAAATGGGTGGATTTTATTGAACATGAATTTAATTATAGAGAACAAGGACATTGGTTTATGAATAAAGGCATACCTACGTATATTACAGGAACTCATTATATGTATTTGCAATGGACTAAAATAGATGTAGGAAATCCTGACTTTAGGGAAGCAAATAGAATTTTCTTTATTTTTTGGGAAGCTTGTAAGGCTGATTATAGAAGTTTTGGTATGTGCTATTTAAAAATAAGAAGATCTGGATTTTCTTTTATGGCTTCAGCTGAAGGAGTTAATAGAGCTACGATATCTAAAGATTCTCGTATAGGTATTTTATCAAAAACAGGAGCTGATGCTAAAAAAATGTTTACGGACAAAGTTGTACCTATATCTAATAACTATCCTTTTTTCTTCAAGCCTATTCAGGACGGTATGGATAAACCTAAAACTGAGTTAGCATATAGAGTTCCTGCATCTAAGATTACAAAGAAAAATATGTATGATATTGGTGATGAAGAACTTGAAGGATTAGACACAACTATTGATTGGAAAAATACTTCTGACAATTCTTATGATGGTGAAAAATTACAACTTCTTTTGCATGATGAAAGTGGTAAATGGGAAAGACCTGAAAACATTTTAAATAATTGGCGTGTAACAAAAACTTGTTTACGTTTAGGAAGTAAAATTATTGGTAAATGTATGATGGGTTCTACCTCTAATGCTTTAGATAAAGGCGGTAATAATTTTAAAAAACTATTTGATGATTCTGATTGCAAAAAACGAAATCAAAATGGTCAAACTAAATCAGG